GATGTGGTGTTAACCCTGACAAACGCAGAATCAAGACCTAATGGCTTTTGGTAATAAGCCGTGATTGTTGTGGATGCAACAGTTTGAGAAATGTTCAACTGATATGTGCCAACTTCATTGATGTTGCCGCCCGCACCCGTCAAGAACTGCGTAATCTTTGTTCCCGCTGTAATCCCTGTGCCACTTAGTGTTTGCCCTTGTGCAATAGCGCCTGAAGCAATAGCAGTCACCGTTAGAATATTTCCCGCAATTGAGCCTGTAAAAGACGCACCAATAAAGTTTTGAGTCGATGGGTTAGGGCCAATTGTGTATTGGGTTTGTCCTGAAATGACGGGGCAAATGATTTCTGTGACATTAAAAACCATCATGTTTTCATTTGACCATTGGTCAATTATGTCGTTCAGCATTTCAAACGCATCTAAAGCAGCGTCTGGAGTCGGGGTTTCACCAGCTTCCAATGCGCCAATGTCTTTTAGCGCTCGGCTAACAATGTCAAAAGGCACAGCCATAGTGTTTCCTTACAGTTTCACGGTGAAAGTCTGAGGTTGCCAAGGCGGGGGCGTAAACTGGCTTTTGCTCAGAGAATCTAATTGTTCTTGTAACCTTGATTTTATTACGCAAACGCCATCTCGCATAGTCTCTTTTTCAATCCAATCAACAATCATTTCCTCTGTCACTTGGTCAAAAGGAATTGATAGTTTTGGACTGTCAAAAGTCCAATAACCCTCTGTTTCAACAAATAGGTCATCTTCCTTTGCGGTCACATGATATTTAGCACAAAGAATCAAACCATCTTGGACTTGAGTCTCTGTGATTGACCATTGGGAGATCATGCAGAAGCTGCCTGTAATGGTGACAAGTCTTCTGTTGTCCAATAGTCTTTGGCCAACATGATTTTTAAATGTTCTTTATTGCGTGATAGGCAATCAGCCCATTCAGCATCAGTTATGTTATCTGGCTTGCCGCCATTGATTAAATTGACCGAATCGAGGGCGGCAGAATAATGTTTAGCAATTTGTTCTGCTGTGGGTTGGTCAATAGTTTCAGACATAGTTATGCTCCTTTTAAAAATGCAATTTCAGATTTAAGTATTTCTACTTGTGCGGATAATTCTTGGATTGCTTTGACTAAATAAGGTTCTAGATTGCGCTGAATAGCCAGCACAGGCTCCCCATTTGTTAGAGCTTTATATTCACTGCTTAGATTATTTTGTTCAAGAATTTGATCTGGTAAAACAGTTTGATATTCTTGTGCAATAAAACCAACTGCATGTGTCTTGTCAATAATGTAGTCAAACTCAACGGGTCGCAAAGCATTGACAGTTGCCAAACCATCTTCAACATTTACTACATTTTCTTTTATTCTTGCATCTGACGTGATAGACCAAGCGGCAGAATTATTTAGTTGATACCAACCCCCACCATTAGCCCATCTTGCCGCAATATTTCCATTTCCATCCGCAATAACAACATTACTGTCACTGGTGCGAATATCTAACCCGCCTGAATTTCCATTAAACCCACCAATAATTGTGTTTCTAGAACCCGTGGTCATGACTTGACCACAACCACCTACACCCGCAGTTGCACCACCAACAAAAGTGTTGGCACTTCCAGTTGTGGTGGAGTATCCAGCATATGGGCCAACCATAACACTACCCCAGCCAGTGGTTACTGAAAATCCACTGTTTGTTCCTACAAAAACATTTGATCCGCTACCCGCAGAGGAATAGTAATTGCTGTTCTTGCCAGAGTTGTCACCAATAAAAACATTGTTTCCACCTTGAGTATTTGAATACCCCGCATTAGTACCAATCTGAATATTGTCGTTGCCGTGAACTGCGTCCGTTATTCCTATGTAACCAGATCGGTAGCCCAAACTTATATTATTTGAGCCAACAGTGCCACCATAATTTGCTTGATAACCAATTGAAACGTTAGTTGCACCCGTGGTATTTGTATATAAAGCCTGATAACCTACAGCTACGTTGTTAGATGCTGTGGTGTTGGAATATAAAGAATAAGCACCTAAAGCCGTATTGCTTGCGCCTGTTGTATTTGCCGCAGTTGAATTCCAACCTACTGCGGTATTGTCATCTGCGGTTGTATTTGAACCTAGTGCGTTTTGACCAATCCCAACAGCATGGTTTCCAGTAGTGTTTGCATCTACAGCACCATATCCGATGGCTATGCTTTGCTGGCCTGAAGTGTTTGACAATAAAGCATTGTTACCAATGGCTACATTGTATGTTCCTGTAGTATTAGAATTTCCTGCTTGATAACCAACAAAAGTTAGATTAGATGTGTCTGTTTTTCCATACACAGTACCCAATGCAGTAGGCGTAGCGGCAGAAGCACCACCACCCGCAGCCGCAATGCTAATTCCACCCGCACTATTGGTAATCGTAATGTTTGAACCCGCAGTCAAGGTTGTGCGAGTAAAACCTGTTCCATTACCAATGTCCAAAGCACCATTAGCAGGAGTTGTTGTTAGACCTGTGCCGCCATTAGCTACTGGCAAAGTTCCTGTGACGCCTGTAGTTAAAGGAAGTCCTGTGCCATTGGTCAATGTGACCGATGTAGGTGTTCCAAGGATAGGGGTAACTAGCGTTGGGCTTGTGGACAAAACATTGTTGCCCGAGCCTGTGGAAGTTGTTACCCCTGTTCCACCCGCAGTCACAGCCAATGTGCCAAACGAAAGCACTCCGCTACCATTTGTGCTTACGGCCTGACCGCTTGCACCGTCAGCGCTTGGGAGGGTAAAGTTAACAGTTCCAGCGATATTAGGGCCAATTAAATTAACCGCCCCGCCTAGTGTTGCTTGAAAGACTAAAGTTCCCATGATGTTTCCTTACGGTGCAATGATTAGCTGATTGGCGGTTAATGCGCCTGTGCTTGGGTTGTATTTTAACTTTGTTGACGAAACCGTGATAGGCAAATTGCCTGTTATGGCGCTTACAAATGTTGGATAGTAAACAGCGTTTGTGCTTGTGTTATCGGTTATCGCTGAATTTGTGGCATTTGTTGCCGTTGTCGCTGTGGTTGCGCTTGTGGCTGACGTAGCCGTTGCCGCATTGCCACCAATCGACAAACTAGCCGCTGTTCCTGTCAAACCCGTACCCGCACCGCTAAACGATGTGGCGCTCAAAACGCCTGTGCTTGGCACAAAACTAATCTTTGTGGATGAGGTTGTTGCGCCTGTGTTTCCTGTCGTAACAGAGGAAAGAACAGGGTAATAAGTTGAAACAGACGATGTGTTGTCAGTAATCGCAATGTTTGTTGCGTTTGTTGCGGTTGTTGCACTTGTTGCAGTTGAAGCATTACCCGTCAAAGCGCCCACAAAAGTAGTGGATGTGACAGAAGTTAGACCCGCAAATGTGGTCACAGTCGCACCCAAAGCCACGGCAGTTGAGCCAATGGTGACGCTAGAGTTAACCAGGGCAGCATTAGGAATGTTTGTCAGACTTGCACCCGAACCGCTAAACCCTGTGGCTGTCAAAATGCCCGTAGAGGGGTTAAATTGGTACTTGGTAGAGCTGACATACTCAGTCGTTAAATTGCCCGCTGTAGCGGCTGCAAACAATGGGTAACGGGTTGCATTAGTGGTTGTGTCGTCTGTGACCGTTGCGTAAGCCGTTGGAGTCACCCAAGTCGGGGCTGATGCACCATTAGACTGAAGCACTTGGCCTGTTGTTCCCGCAGCTGAGAATGCGTAAGCCGTTCCCGTCCCATAGGCCACAGTTCCCGCAGTCGGAGTCGCAGTTCCATTTGTTCCACCGTTGGCTATTGGCAAAGTTCCTGTAACGCCTGTGCCTAAAGGCAATCCTGTGCCGTTTGTCAGAGTTACAGATTGAGGCGTTCCCAATATGGGAGTCACCAAAGTGGGTGAAGTGGACAAGACCACCGCCACAGTTCCTGTGCTACTGGTCACGCCAGTACCGCCAGAAGCCACTGGAAGCGTTCCAGTCGTTAAAGCTGATGTGCTTGAGGCATAGACCGCACCGCCTGATGTAAACGCTGTAAGACCCGTTCCACCGTTTGTCGTTGCCAAAATCCCTGCTAGGGTGATTGCACCGCTTGTCGCTGAACTTGGGGTAAATCCCGTAGTTCCTGCGCTAAAACTTGTCACCGCAGAGCTTGATAATGTTTGCCAAGAGGGTAAACCGCTTGAAACCGTTAAGACTTGACCATTAGTGCCAATTCCAAGCATTGCAGTAGTCGCAGCCGCACTTTGGTAAGGCATTGATCCCGCCACACCACCCGCAAGGTTTGTAGCTGTGGTTGCCGTTGTCGCACTTGTGGCAGTTGTTGCCGAT